AAAAGTCATTCAAGACGGAAAAGGAATATCTTGATCATGTCTGTGTCAGCGGTTTCAAACCAACACAGCCTGAAAACTTGGGCGAACAGTTTATCAAGATTTCCGAAGCCGCTTTGAAGCGTGGCGAAGCTCGCAAATAAAAATTAACCTGTGCAATTCAATGCACTTGCAGGGCAACTCAATGCCAAGAAAAGATCTTGGCGTGATAGCCAGGATTTTTTCAATTAAAATTATGAAATACTATTTTGAAAAGGAAGGGGAAAAAGAAGAAGTGAAAATTGAAAGGTGGGTTTGGGGGGTGATTTATAAGGACGACACAGAACTTCACCAGTTTGAAAATTCAGGCAGATTTCATCAAATCGGTGAAATTGATCAGGATCAGGTGAAGATTGCCTGTCTTTATAATTTTGCAGAATGGCAGAAGAAAAAAGATTTTTCAAAGATGTCAAAAATAATCTATCTGCCATTCCAAAATCCGAGAGAGGACGGGTCAAAGATGAAGCTGATCCACAAATACAGGAATATCAGGCCAGCAGGTTATGACGAATTTGCCTTTAGGATTTATATGTTCGGTTTCACATTCGGAAACAAACAATGCTTTTATTATGTTTTGCCGAATGACAGGATCGTTGTCAGTCCTGAAGACAACATTGATTTGACGCTTTTTAATCTTGAACAAAAATGATTGATCAGAGAATAACTGCAAAGATCGTTGAATTCAAAAAGAGTCAGGAATTCTTTGTGAAAGCAAAGAGATTTTTGCAGTTTCTTTATTACTTCTTCTTTCCGCCGACAGATAAAATCTGGCCCGATGGCGCTTCTGGCATAGATAGTGCTGGCAAAATATTCCATAAGCACTATACCTTCAGGAACTTTGCGGTTCACTGGTTTAATACCCTAACTGGCAACAAAAAAGAAGAAAAAGAAAGGTGGAAATTCCACATTGGCTACGAGCTTCAGTATGGTTGGTATGTCGGGGCGATTGCATTTGACGCTTCCGCTGCCGCCGTAACTGGAGTAAATCCTTCATTTAGCCATACTTGCACGGGTTCTAATTTGGTTTTAATTCTTACAACAGTATCTGGTAATAGTGCCGATCCGACGGCGGCTACCTATGCTGGTGCGGCTCTTACAAAAGACATATCAAAAAACTCTGCCATCAATGGTTCAAACCAAACTATTTGGCACAAACTTTCACCAGCAACAGGAGCAAATACAGTTTCTGTGACCCATACAGGCGGTCGCGTTCAGGTTGCTTCTTATACAGGAGTGTCTCAATCTGGATTTCCAGATGCCTCGGCTTCATCTGCCGTAGACCAATCCAGGACAGGGGCTGGAAATATTATCTATACATTAACCGTGGTGGCTTCTAATTGCTGGGTTGTTCAAACAAACGTAGATAATGTCTTAAATCCGACAGGGGGAGTGATTGCTGGTGAACGGAGAGGGGGTGAGACGGTTTGGGGTTCGGGTAGGGTAAATGATAGCAACGGCACAGTGGCAACAGGAGCAATTAGTGTTGGTTATTCTTATTCTGGGACAAATTCAATGACAGGAGTGGCAGTGTCCTTTGCACCAGTTAGCACAACTCCTTCCACGATCACGAAATCTTTGAAGTACACTGTCAAGGCCGCAGTTTCAGCAATCACGAAAAGCTTAAAATATGTTGTCTTGACTACGCCTGCGACAATAACAAAGTCTTTGCGATATACAGTCATAATTTCTGCATCAGCAATTGAAAAATCACTTGCTTATGCAGTCAGAAAATCAATAACAGTTCAGAAGTCTTTGAAATACACAGTTCTTGTTTCTGTTTCAATCACCAAGTCATTAAAATATGTTGTTCGGACAACGCCTGCTGTGATTGAAAAAGGATTGCAATATCTTATCAGGAAAGAAAGATTGGTCCAAAAGACTTTGGTTTACGCCGTCAGATCTTCGTTAGTCATTCAGAAAACATTGAAATATGTTGTATTCTTGCCGATTTCAATTACAAAATCCCTTCAGTATGCCGTGTTAAATGCAGGAAAACTTATTCAGAAAGATCTTGCTTACAGTGTTTTAACATCAACGACAATCGGAAAGGGGCTGATTTATGCCATTGTGAAAGCCTCAACGATCACAAAACAGCTCAAATATACACTGCTTGTTTTTCCTGCGGCCATTCAGAAGTCATTGACTTATTATGTCATTGTCGCAAGCACCATTCAAAAATCTTTACAGTATGTTATCAGACCTACAAGCACCATTCAAAAATCCCTTCAGTATGCCGTTTATTCAACGCAGTCCATAACGAAAAATTTGCAGTATGCGATTTTGACAATCCCAGCAACCATTCAAAAATCTTTGGTTTATAAAATTGTCAAAGAAAATTTGATCAGCAAAGACTTGGTTTATACCGTTAAGATAGAACAGTTAATCAATAAAAGTTTGCGATATGTCATTGTGTCGTCTGTTTCAATCGCGAAAGTTTTGAAATACACGATCCTGAATTCGGGCATGCTATTACAGAAGTCTTTAAGATATTCTATTATTAAATCAGGACAGTTAATCCAAAAAAGCCTTGTTTATAATGTTGTCAGTCCACAAGCCCCGATCCAAAAATCACTTCGCTATTTGATCTTGACTGTTTCAACATTGCAGAGGCAATTGATTTATAGAATTGTCAATTCTATTCTTATCCAAAAGACACTGACTTATTTGGTTGAAGTCAGCCCGGCAATCACAAAGAATTTGAAATATACTATTCGGGTGAACAGATCAATCACAAAGTCTTTACGATATGTTGTCAGAGTTTATCCTTACCATAGGAAAGCAAGCCCCTATTCAAGAAAAAACAGTCCGTATCAGCGACTGGTCGGAAGCTAAAAATTAAGTTATAATATAGATATGGATAAAAGAGGAAAGCAGAGGATCTGATTTTATAGAAAATATCCAACCACTTTGTCAACCATGCAACAATAAGAAATTTACAAAAATAATAAAATACTAAGATGAAAAATTATACCAATCGTCAAGAGGTTGAAAATTATTTGCTGATCACAATTGACAGTTCGTTTTATGATCAGATCACTCAATGGATTGCTGAAATTGAAAGCTACATTGATACCTACACAGGAAGAAATTTTGTTGCCGCCGCCACCGCTTCGGCGAGAAAGTTTGATGGCACAGGCAAAGGATCTGTTTTGATTGATGATTGTGTTGAAATCACAAAAGTTGAATATGGTGAAGAAGCACCGCTGACGGAAATCGTCGCAGGTGATTATTTGGTCTATCCTTCAAACACATTGCCGAAAAATAAAATCTCTTTAAGATATTCTGTCTTTCCCGAAGGATTGCAGAATGTTCAGATTACGGCAAAGTGGGGTTATTCTGTCGCTGTGCCTGATCAGATAAAATTCATTGCCACAGTTTTTGTTTCCGGCATCATCAATTATTCTTTGAACGCAGAAGGCGAAGTTTCTTCAATCAGTGTTGGCAGATATACTGTTTCTTATAAAGACGATAAGCAATGGCAGGACTTTGATCGTGCCAACAAAATGCTTGATATGTTGAGAAAAATAACATTCTGAACATGATTTACGATCCATTGAGAAATCAGTTTAACAAAACAGTAAAGACGAAAAGGCTGACTGCAATCACAGAAACTGAAAAAGAAGATTATCAGGATTTTTTGACAGATGTTGCCTGTATGATCCAGCCGCTTGAAGACAGTTTTGGCGAGGATTTGCAAGGTGGCTTCGGAAAAGATTTTTTGATGTTTTGTTCGGTCTTGGATATTCAGGAAGGCGATTTGATCGTTGACGGCACGACTTCTTACAAGGTTGTTGGTGTTGAAGATTTTAAGACATGGTTGGGTCTTTCAACACACATGGAATTAAGAATTAGACTTTATAATGATTAAATGTCCATTCAGATTTCAATTGATGTCGGGAAACAGATTGACAGCATGCGATCTTCTTTGAAACGATACCCCGAACAGAGTTTCAGGGAATTCTCAAATGCCATTAAAAAGTCTGTCATGCTTGTTCAGGGTGAAACGATCAGGAATGCCCCTGTTAATAAACAGTCAGGTGGCGGCAATTTGAGGCAGTCAATCAGGTCTCAAGTTTCAGGTCTGATCGGAAAGGTGGTTGCTTGGGCCGGTTATGCGATTTTCGTCCATGAAGGGACGAAGCCGCACACGATCAGGATCAGGAATAAGCAAGTTTTGGCGAACAGAAGAACAGGGCAGTTTTTCGGGAAAGTCGTCAGGCATCCGGGCACGGCCGCACAGCCTTTCTTGCGAAGGGCGGTTGAAAGAAGTATTGCTCAAATTCAGCGATTTTTCATGCAGTCAATGGAAAAGATCGCTTCATTGAGATATTGACAGTAAAATTGTGCTATAATAGATTATGACTCAAACCTACGCAAATCTGATTGGACTTTTGAAAACAAAACTTGAGGGATTGCTTGATGACGACGACAATGCGATCTTCAAAAATGTTTATGCTTATGGCGAGAATGAGTTTGAGGGTTATCCTTGTGCGGTGATTTTAGACAAAGGGGGTGCAGGTCAGGTCATTGACACGCAGAGAATTGAAAGGGCCTTCACTTTTGATATTTTCCTTTATCAAGAGCAGTCAAAGGCAGGGAAAACAAAATCTGAAGCCGCAACAAATCTTCGCACAGTAGTGGATCGTGTCATTCAGTCTTTTGATCAAGATCCGCAGTTGGGCGGGGTTGTCATGAGGGTGATTGTTGTTGATGTTTCACTTGATTTCACTTCAAGAAATGGCACATTCAATTTTGCAAGGTTCACTGTTCAATTAAACGATTTGGTCAACAATTATTCATAATAAAAACATGAAGAAAAAATATAAAAACATTTCCGGTTGTGAATTGGCTTTAGACGGCTTCGGTTTTGTAAAGCCAAATGAAGTGATTGAAACGGAAAAAGATATAAATAATGCTAACTTTGAAGAGGTTGTCGGCAAAGTTAAAGAAGAAATTAAAAAAGATAACAAATAAACATGGCAAATTACATTGCAGATTTAAGTTATTTGGCGATCAAAGAGGAAACGATTGAAGGCGTTGCAGTCAAGCCAACAGTTTTTCTTCCGCTTGAGTCGGTTGAATTAAAAACAAATCCAAACCACACTCCTGACAGGCGAATGTATGGCACGGATTTTGAAGCATTGGATCTGTCGCAGGGTGAAAGATCCCATGCGGGAACGATCAAAGTTTGGGGTGATCCCGACACTCTTGGTCATTTCCTGAATATGTTTTTGAAGAAAGGAACTACCACGGGATCGGCGGGGGACGGCTACACACACCCCTTCACTGTTGAAAATCCTTCAACCTATACTGTTGAATTTCCAAAAGGCGATTATGCTCAAAGGTTCTTCGGCGTGAAAGGTGATGAATTGCGATTGTTGTTTGAGGAAGCGAAATTGAAGATTGAAGCTGATGTCAGAGCTATGGGACAGGTTTCAGTTATGAAAACTTTATCCGCTCTTGTCGGCGCTTCAGATACAATTGTTCAGTTTTCGCAGGAATATGATTTAGAGCCGAACAGAGGTTTGGCGGCCACTGATCAATTGGTTTTTGAGCCAGGCACAGTCAATGAAGAAACAAAAACGATCAGTTCTATTGATGCAAACGGATATGAGATCACTTTGTCAGCGCCAGTCACCAACAGCCACGATGCAGGAACTTTGGTCTATTTGAAGAAACAGACGATTTCAAGATCAACTCTTCAAAAACCTTTTTTCTTCGGAGATGTCAGAGTTGGTTTCGGGGCGACAAAAGCTCTTGCCACGACAGCCGCAGGATCAAAAGCGACTGCTACTCCAATTCATGAATTCGGCATCACTTTCAAAAACAATCTTTTGGCCGCACCAACCACGAATTACAGAGATCCCGTCAAATTATTGCCGCAGTTTAAGTCCTGTGATGTCATGATTAAGAAACTGTTTGAAACACCTGAACAGCACCAGAAATGGCTTCAGTTGATCAAGCAGGGGATCTGCTTTATCTTCATGGGCGAAATGATCAACATTGCCACTCCGACAAACAACAAATTAACTTTCGCTTTGCACAATGCGAAGCTGATTGATAATGAAGAGCCGTTGAATGTTGGCGAATACATCATGGACGAACAGAACTTAAAGGCTCTTTATGACGTTTCAGACGCTTTAGCTTTGACAGTTGAACTGGTCAATGAAACTTCAACTTATTAAAAATAAAAAACCATGAAAGAAAATAGGCAAACAATTGAGATAACCACCCCTGTTCAAAACATAAAGGTTGTTCTTTATGAGTGGATCACGGGCGGCGAGTATGAAAGTATCAATCAGCCTTTGATGTCTGCTGTTTCCGTTAAGAACATCGGGCCACAAGGGGCAGAGATTGATAAGTTTGACGCAAAAGCTGTTGATGAGTCAAATCACCGTGCAATTGAGAATGTTGTTGTTTCAATTGACGGATCTGAAGATGCTGTTTTGAAAAAAGTTCTTGATATGCACATTGA